CACCGGGTAACATTATTAACTGTCGTTGCACGGTTGCTTTTATACCTTATGAATAACTTTGTATACATCTTGGGGAGTGGGTCGAAGTACGATGACATCGAGATCAAGTACTCTATTCGCAGCGTGTTGAAACATCATCCTGATGCTAATATTAAGATTGTCGGTGAAACTCCTTCATGGCATACAGGCGAAGGGATTACTTATGTGCCTGATGATGACTTCCCGGCGGTCAGTAAATGGCGTAAGATGGAGGTGGCTTGTACGTTATTTGACGAGTTTATACAGATGGATGATGACTTCTACCTACTGAAACCTTTGAAGCCTATGTTTTACTGTCAAGTCCGTACACCATGAAGCACAAAGCCTATATGAGGGGCAGGGGGCAGACGTGGTACAGTAAGATGGTATGGGCGACAGCCGATTTGTTTCCCAAAGAGCCATGTTATTTAGTGCATACACCTTTACCAGTTATCAGTAAGAACTTCTTAGAGATGGCGGAGAACTATCCGCAGCGTTCAGTGAGTCCGAGTCTATCAGTACGCCAGGCGTATTGTGTTCATGAAGGGTCTTTCGAGTGTAAAGTGAGGGGTGATGTCAAAGGGTATTCACCGAAGGATACTGATTTGTGGAGTGCGACACCGATGATCAGGGACTTGTCGCAATTTGATACAATGTTTCCGACACCTTCAAGGTTTGAAAGGCAGGTCTGAAAATCTTCGTATATTCGGATATGTTTACAGACTATCCAAAAGCCGCTACTGAAAACGCAAAGAGGGCAATCCGTATCAAAGAAGAAAATGATCGGGGTTGTGGCACGAGGGTAGGATGGACACGAGCAAGGCAGTTAGCCGACAGAAAGCCGATAAGCTTAGATACTGTCCGAAGGATGGCATCGTTTAACAGGCACAGGCAGAATTCGGGTGGTGATCCCAAAGAATCATGTGGCGCTTTGATGTGGTTGGCGTGGGGCGGTAATGAGGGTGTAGACTGGGCAATACGAACAAGTGATGCAAACAAAATGATGAAATTCAAAAGCAATCCGCAAGAGATTAAAGACCTTGACTCCAAAGAGGGCGTGGTAGTGGCGTATGCCAACGTTTACGACTTCGAGGACAGCGATGGCGATATCAGCGCAAAGGGGTTCTTTCAAGAGAACGGTCAATAACAATTTCAAGCGTATCAGAGTCTTAAAAGACCACAATTCAACGATAAGTCTGGGTATTCCCTTTAGAGATGGATGCCGATGATCCCTACGGTCTGAAGACAACGACACAATTCAACCTGAAGAAAGAAGTGGCAAGGGATATGTTCACCGATCTTGAGTTGATGCTTGAGAATGGCATGAGTCCTGAACTGTCTATCGGGTACGAAGTGATTAAGAGAGATGATGAAGACCGAAAGATCATCAAAGAATATAAACTGTACGAGTACTCCTTTCTTACAGGATGGGGTGCTAATATGCTATCTATTGCAGAGGGTGTAAAGGACTTGAAAAGCACCTACGGCATATTGGAGTTGATTGAAAAGTCCTACAATTTGGACTACTCCGACAGCCGACTCCGGCAGATAGAAGAACTTCTAAAATCTATAACAGAAGAACCAGTACTTGATACGGACTCCGCTGATGCGACTCCTGACGACTCACTGAAAGACCTATTCGATAACTTTAACCTAACTACAATATCATGGAACTTAAAGAACAAGTAGAACAGGGCTTGGCGAAGATCAGTGAGCAGATTTCACAGGTCGAAGCAAAACAAGCCGAAGAAATCAAGAACGTGGGCAGTGCCCATGAAGAAACTGTAAACCAACTTAAGAGTTTGGTTGAGAGAGCTGATCAGTTGAAAGAGCGCATGGATTCCCTTGAGAAAGCCGGAAACCGAAAAGAAGGAGCAAAGACCTTTAGAGGTGAACTTGCATCACAGATTGAAGCGCACAAATCACAACTGCAGGAGCTGAAAAACAACAGCCGTTCTTTCCGAATGGAGCTGAAGACAGCCAATGATCCAATGACGACTGGCAACACTTACACCAATGAAGTGGATTGAGTCCGATCGTCTGCCGGGTATCTTCTTTGATCCTGACCGAGCGACACATGTACGGCAGTTTCTTTCACAGGCTTCGACAACGAGCGACAATGTTCGTTATGTTCGTGAAACGGCTTACACCGATGGAACAGATGTCCAGACCGAAGGGTCAGCCAAAGGGATTAGTGATTTCTCTCTTCAGGCGTATGATGCACCAGTACGAACGATTGCTTCTTACATCCGTCTTTCAAGACAGATGCTTGATGACACAGCGTTCTTGACTTCGTACATCAATCAGCGACTGCCGAAGAAGTTGTTTGTCGATGAGGACAATCAGATCCTTTACGGCAACGGTTCTGGTGAGAACCTTGAGGGTATCACAGCAGTAGCACAGGCGTATGCTGGTATCACGGGGATGTCGATTGTGAGCCGTTTTGATGCTCTTGTGAACGCTATTTCTCAAGTGCGCACTGACAATGGTGAGTATCAGGCTTCAGCGGTTATGTTGAATCCTGAAGACTTTTACATCATGCTTGTCGAGAAGGACAACGAGAACCGGTACTACTTCCCGGATGCCGTTCGTTTTGGCGGTCAACCACCGAGAGTTGCTGGTGTTCCTATCATCACGAATACAGCCGTTACAGCGGATGACTTGATCGTGGGTGATTTCAATCTTGGCGCAACCCTTGCACTTCGTGAGGGCGTAAGTCTGCAGTTTTTTCGAGCAAGATCAGGACAACGTAATCAAGAACTTGGTTACTGTCCGGGTTGAAGAAAGACTGGCACTACCTATTCACAATCCGAATGCATTTGTGTACGGTGATTTCACCACAGCACTTGGATCTTAATCTAAAAGGGGAGGGGTTGTAGCAAGGAGCTATGGCTTCTCCCTATTTTTTTCTATGCTAAAAGCACCGTATAACATCGACACTATTTTGGTGAGCGCTACGAAGACAGAGGGCGCAACACCTACGTTTCTTGACTACGAGTGAGGTGAAGAACTTCCTGCGTGTTGACTACACGACTGATGACACGATTATTGATTTACTGATAGAGGCTGCCTACGATGCGTTCGAAGCCTTTACCAATAGGTCGATAAGGACATACACGATTGAAGCGGTCTGGGAGCAATATGGAGCGTCTGTTGATCTTCCCTATGCACCAGTTACTTCTGTTACCACAGTGGAGTACAGGTTTCAGGATGGCACAAAATAACGATGTTACGTCTATCTGGGAGCAGGTGGGTGATACGATACGAGTGCTGAAGCCTGAAGAGGTGGGATATGGCAATCGGTTGGTTGTTACCTACGATACAGGCTATGCGACTATTCCCAACAAATTGAAATTAGGTCTTTTGAAGTGGATTGCTACGAACTATGAAGACAGGCAGAATACTGCTGATTTCAATGTGTACGAAGTGCCGGGGTCGAGTAAAGATTTGTGGTCTGAGTATCGAATAATAGACGCTATGATCAGGAAGGGCGACAGAGTCAAATATCGGGTCTTTCAAGTAAGAGAGTAACGCTTCAGTACACCAGCAACGACAAGCGAAGTTGGGTAATGGGTGGGACTATTCCTGCTGACACGAATCTTTTCACAACGTGGGCGGATATTAAACCGTTGAGTGCTACGAGGTTATTGAGTATCGACCGAGCAGTACAGAATACCACACATGAGATTACTTTCCGGTGGCGCAATGATTTGATAAGTTTCTCTTACGACAGAGATACGTTGGATAACGGTATTCGGCTTGTGTATTCAGGGAGAAATTTCATCATCAATACGGTGATCAACGTAAATGAGAGTGATTGGACTGTCCAATGTTTAGCGACACAGGAGGCGTATGATTGATGTAAAAGTCTTGGGGTTGAATGCCTTACTTCGAAATGTGAAAAAGCGTGAAACTGATACAGAGGCGAAGATTAAGAGAGCCAATCAGATTACGTCTATGAACATTGTGCGTAACGCTAAAAGAAATGCACCTACGAACAAAAGAATCGGTGCTGGTGGTCGACTTAGAAGTGCTATTGTTGGTGATCATTCAGGCAAAGAGGCGAATGTCGAAGTGAAGGTTAAGTATGCACCTTATGTGGAGTTTGGCACAGGGGCTTTTGCAAGGGACTATCTATCGAGTAAAGACAAAGATTTGAGAGACTACGCAATGGAGTTTTACGAGAATGGTCAAGGTCGTATGCCATCACAACCATTCTTGTTTCCTGCTGCCGAAGAAGAAAAGCCGAAACATATCAAACGTATGAAAGAGGCGCTGACGTGAAAGATCCCGGTACTTGCCTTTACAGACGAAATATTACTCCCTGCTTAGCGATATTGTTTACAGCAATACCTTAGTACCAGTTTATGACGTTGTGCCGTTAGAAGCCGAATATCCGCATATTAAGATAGGCGACAGAACGTTACTTGACAGGTCGAACAAGACGTGGTATGGCACAGAGGTAACACAGGTAATTGAGGTCGTTGATAGATTCCCTGCCAACTACGGATCACGAACGAGTATCTACACTTTTGTCCCAGCAGGTAAAACAAAGGATTCGTAAGATCCGGGAGCGGTTAAACATCTCCGGCTTCAATGTTATTACTTGTACGATTGACACCGAGAACACTATTCAGGAGTTGACGAGTACATACTTTTACATTCGCAACATCATTCGTTTTCGGCATATTATTGAAGAAAATTATCCTTCGTATATTACCTTCGGTGGTGTTCATAACTCACAGGTGTATTTTTACCAGTACGATCCAAGTTTAATTACTGCTTGTAATACAGGCGATGTTAATGTCCTGAATGCGTACACCACAAAAGACGAGATACTATCACCACAATATTTAACCTTTAACGGAAGGCGGTTGACTTATGGCGGATCTTGAACTGACAACAGCATCTATTGCTACGAGGGAGGCGATTGCGGATTTACTACCAATACCGAATCCTTTTGGTAAACTTTACTATTCAGGATCACAGAGTGTATCGGTTACCACAAGTGGCACACAACTGACAGGGTTCAGCAAGGGTACACAGGATAACGTGATACTGAACGACAATGACATTGAGATCATTAACGCTGGTCGGTATCAGATATCGGCTTTAATCAGTTTCACTGGTGGCAACAATGAGGAGTTTGATTTTGAGATTCGAAAGAACGATGTCAATCTATGCGTATGCAATCCACAGCTTGAAACGGTGTCGAACCGTGAATCCTATATGTCGAGCCTTGATGTGGCGGACTTGGTAGCAGGTGATAAAATTTCCGTATATTTGAAATCAAACAGTAATACAACAGCAACGGTCTTAAAACTTAAACTAATCATATCCTAATGGCACAGATTAACGGATCCAATGTAGTGGTGTGGCTCGATTCAGCAAGTACACCGACAGCATCAGAAAAAGTACTATTCACAACAAACGCAACGTTATCCATTACGCATGACTTACCTGATGCGACTACGAAGGATTCGGCAGGGTGGGCAGAGCATATTTCAGGTCTTCGGTCGTGGGAGGTCAGCGTTGATGGTCTTTCGGACTTCGGTGGATCGGCAGGTGATAACATCGAGGACTTGTGGGGTCTTATCGACAATAGAACGACTACGGCACGAATGATCTTTGCCGTTGACGCTAATGATGATGGTTCGGCTACGGCTTATTTCTACGGTGAAGTGAGTCTGGCGAATCTTGAAATGACCAATGAGATGGAGGCAACGGCTTCATTTTCAGGCACACTCACAGGTAATGGCGCATTAACCACATCCGATCCTTGGGTATGATAAAGACAACGATCGACTTAAACGGTAAGACGTTAGATGTAAAACTAACTTTGGGACGCTATTGAGGACTTCTGCGATGAGATAGGAGTTACAAAGGGGTGGGAGGCAGCGATCAGTGAATCACCGAAGAACATCCGGTTGTTCATATACCACCTTGTCAAGCACAACGGTGTTACAGCAGAAGACCTGAAGCAACTGCCATTGTCAGAGCTCAATAAGGCAATGGGGGTACTTGGCGAGGGAAAGGCGGTAGTGGGGTAGACTTAGAACAGGTCTACTCCTATTGTTTTACTGAATTGGGTTTAACGTATGACGAAGCCAGGGCGATGACCTTGTGGGAGTTTCATTTACGCATAGAGGGATATAACCGAAAGCGTGATGAGGGTTGGCACAAGATCAGGGTCTTGGCTTCTTTGTTATTACAACCACACTTAAAGAAGGGCAAAAAACTAAGACCTGAAGATATCTTATCTTTACCTATGGACAAAAAGCCGAAGCCTACCAGAGAGCAATATGAATCGTTTATGTCGAGGTTGAAATGAATGAATATCTAAAGGTTGTATTCACTGCTGACACGAAGAAGTTTCTAACAGGCTTGAATCGAGTTAGTGCGGAGATGAAGCGTGTCGGGCAGGGGATGGAGTCCTTCGGCAGGACAATGAGCATGAGGGTTACTGCACCTATTGTGGCGTTTGGTGTGGCGAGTGTGAAGGCTTTCGGTGATCAGGAGAAGGCGGAGTTTAAGTTAAGAGCTGCACTTCAAGCCAATGGTCGGGAGGTGAACAAGTTATTTGACGATTACAAAGCCTTTGCTTCGGGTCTGCAGGATGTAACGGTTGTTGGTGATGAAACGAGCTTGGCGATGCTTCAGGTTGCCGAGAACATGGGTCTTACTGGTGAGAGCGCAAAGAGAGCGGTGAGAAACGCTATCGGTTTAAGTAGTGCCTTTGGTATTGCAACACAGAGTGCTATGCGCTATACGGCTATGCTTGAGCAGGGCGATACAACGATGCTCAATAGGTACATACCTACACTTCGGGGTATTGAAGATGAGACCGAGCGTGTGGCGGCAGCCCAGCAGATATTAAGCAATGGTTTTCAAACAGCGTTAGCCGAAGCCGATACGTTTTCGGGGCAGATGCAACAGTTGACAAATAACTTCGGGGATTTTCAGGAGACCGTTGGTCAAGTTGTGGCGGAGTCTTTACTGCCGTTTACCGATACTCTTAACAGGTTGACGCTTGAGTTGAAGGCATTGAGTCCAGAGCAGATACGATCGAAGGTTGAGTTTGCCGCTTTTGCTGCTGCCATCCCTTTAGTAACGATTGCGCTTGGTTCACTAATTAAAAATATAGGCATTCTTATTGGTGTACTAAAAACACTATTAAAGTTTTCAAGGGCGCATCCTTACATCGCACTGGCAACGGCTATCGGAACTTTGGGTTATACCTTTTATAGTGAAATAAAAAGCGTGAGAGGGTTCGTTGATGAGTTGGAACGCTTTGATAATCTTGATATTGAAGACAAGTTAAAGGGTATCCAGATGACTACCGACAAAGCAGGTCGGAGTTTTGGCAAATATGCTGCCGACCTTTTCAGGTGCTAATGGTATTTTTGCACAAATGATAGCAAGTATTTTATCTCTAACAGGTCAGACTGATAGATACGAGGAGGTTTTACAGGATTTTACAAAAGGCTAAATACGATGCTATATTTCTCGATATAGCAGAAAGGATGCAGGAACTTTCGCAGTCAAGTGATTCCTGGAGACATGGTGAAGGTAGAACGAACTTCTTAATGGAGAGTTGACCGAAATTCTTAGTTGAACTTGATAATGCAGGTCTTGAAGAATTAAAGAAACAATTTCAAGGCGTGTTTACGGCGGCGGCTGCAGTTACTCGAAGCGTAAGAGAAGCGTTTGATGCTATCGAAGGTGGCAAGGGCGGTCAAGTTACACCGAAAGGCATTATCAATCCTGAAACCTTTAATAACGCTATCAAAAATGGAATCAAGCCGTTTAAGAAAGAAACGAAAAGCATTGGGGAACTATTACCACAAGTAGAAAAGTCAGCCGTAGATCTTGGTGCGGTAATACAAAGCACATTAACCAGTGCATTTTCAAGTCTTGGTGAGGTGTTTAGGGTGGCATATTTAAGGGAGACGCAGGTGCAAAAGATTTCTTTAAGGCTATACTTAGTGTTGTGGCTGATTTTCTTAGCGCTTTAGGTCAAGCGTTGATAGCAGCCGGAATTGCTTCTGATGCCTTCAAAGCATTTCATTGTTTTCGAATCCTTTTGTGGCTATTGCAGCAGGTGCAGCACTTTTGACAACAGCAGGTATTGTCAGGGGATTGCTTAAGTCCGGACCATCAGAAAGCGTTAATGATGCGTTGATTACAAGCACTGGGCAGGTAATTAAATTTCATCCTGATGATAACATCTTGGCGATGAAGGATTTCTCCAAGCTTAATGTTGGCGGTGGGCAGAATGTAAATGTTGTTGTTACCGGGCAGTTACGAGGTGAGGACATCTTTTTATCAGGAACAAGAGGA